GAGAGATAACTGCGCGCCATACCATAGTTTGCTATGACGCAATCCAAAATTAGCTTCACACCGCGAGAGCGTGAGCTCTTCCATACGGTAGAAAGTTATGGCTGGAAACGCTGTAGACCGAGACCAGATGAGTTCTGGCAGTACGTCCGCAGACACAACCGGTTTCAGACTTCGCACTTTGCACCTGATGTTAACAGGCTCAAGTTCGCAATTTCAAGGGTTAGGCAGGCGCTGAGCTCTTTTAAATGTGAACCCACTTCCTTGATTCGTAGTTTTTGGAAGCTCAAGAAAGACACTGGAGCAGGATTCTTCTACGACCAAGAGAAGGAGGATTTCGTGCGAAAGTTTAAGACAAAGAACGACGTCGACTTCTATAGTGTCAGGAGAGAAGTTAGGCGGTGGAAAAGATACGGGCGTATCGACAACCCATCGGCTATCGCTTTTCGGTCACACCTTGCAAGAGGAAAGGATCACAAATCACGAGTAGTGTATGTGACTCCTTATCCGGTGTGCTGCCTAGAAGGTAAGTACGCTATTCCACTTCTTGAACAGATGAAAAGATCTTCATATTCAAGTCCATACGGTACCCAGCATAACTGGATCGATGGAGGGCTGCGTAAATTCAAATCATGTCATAAGGGATACCCCACCTCTATTGACTTCTCAGGATTTGACTTGTCGGTTAAAAGATATTTCATAGAAATAGCTTTTGATTTGATTCGTGAAGTGTACTCGTTGCGCACTCACGAGGAACAAGAATGGCAGCTTTTTGTGGAATATTTCATCAACACGATAGTACGTGTGGGTGAAACGGATCTCGTCCTCGAGGGTGGGATACCCAGTGGTAGTGTCTGGACGCATATTGTTGGGAGTACCATCAGCATGTTGATAGCTTACTACTGTGTTCCGGATTTACTGACGCTGAAATGTTTTGGTGACGATCTCGTCATCTTTACAAAGGAGCCGCTATCCCTACCCAGAGTGGTGGATTTAGCGAAGACGCTCGGCTTTGAAATTTCGATGGATAAATCAGTTAGTGGTGCGATTCACTGGTTGGGTTTCGATATCACTGGCTCGATTCCACGAATTCTGAACCCCGTTAAAAGATGGGCAGCGTTCTTTCATCCGGACAGGCCGGATGAGTCGTTGGCTCACCACCGGGGCCGGTTGCTTGGCTATGCGTTATCATCGCTAGGCGATCCAGCTTTCCTGAATGATTTTATGATATTGTGGGAAGAGTTGCAGGGTCCAGCTATCATGACAGATTCATGTTTAGCCCCTGAATTTCGTGGACAGGTCGTCCATGATCTTCAAACTCTCCGCAAGGTCTTCAGGAATGTACTTTAATACGCC